CTTTTTGTCCTACACCACTCGAACTACGAGTTTTCATTAATTGTATCTGATAACGGCCGCGCTCACGCATGGCACGACTTGTAAAGATACCAAACACATTATCTGCTGTGTTAATTTTACTGATACCACCTGAAATATGACTGTGATCAAATTCAATTTCTTCAACTGCCGATCTATTCAACTGCGACGCAGTAATCATTAGTATATTGAATTCTCTAGCCAAGTTTCTTAATTCTTCACTCACATATTTGTCTTTAACAAACAAGTCACTAGGGCTTACTTTGGCACTCACAGGCATCACAAGATCAAGATAGTCAACCATGATAAAATCTGTCTTTTGACCTGTCTGTATTTCTAGTTCTTTGAGATAGGCACGAATATGATTTACATTGCTTTGTGCTGGCATATACTTGATACGCAACTTGCCACTTTTCTTGCCTACCATGCGTATTTTCATTTCCAGTGTGTCTAAATCCTTAAAGATCTCTTTGGTGCTACAGTTAGCTACCATGGCATCCATACGCATAGCACATAATTCTTCGCTAAGTTCTAGTGTAAGGAACACACCATTCAATCCTGCTGTAATCCAATTGATTGCAATGTTTTGCATAAACAAACTTTTACCCGAGCCAGATCCGCCGGCAAAGATATTGAGTTCACCTCTATTCATGCCTCCAAACAATCGTTGATCCATAGTGGGCCAACCTGTGCTTACCTGGCCATTGTTGCTCTTAATCTTCATTAATCTGGCTATAGTATCTTCAAAGTAATCTGTGCCCATGTCTTTAGTCAAACTGATCTGTACAGCATCTTTTATCAGTTTTTCTACAGGATCAAAATTGCCTTGCTCAATCATGTCTGCTGCTTTGAGAATCGCTCGCTCTAATTCTTGCTTGCGACTAAATCCTTCAAATTCCGTCAAGAACCAATCATAGTGTCCTTCTATTAGATCTGGTACCTGTTTAAGTTCTACGCCAGTCGCAGCCTGTATCTGCTCTCTAGTAGGCAGTGTTTTATGATCATCGCTGTGTTTTTTAATAAATCTAGCACATTCTCTAAGACTGCGATCAAAGTTTTCTGCATTGTAAATGTTTTGCACACGCACATATGTTTCTGCGTCCTGCAGCATCATCTCAAGAAATAGTTTTTGAATATCAAGATTGTAGTTATTGTTCATAAAAATTGTTTTAGTTGTTCTACTACCGGGACATATAAATCAGCAGTTGCTACGTGGTAATCCTTTATTCCACTAATTGATTGTAAAAGTTTACATCTATCTAAGTTAGACTGCATAAAATCTAAAGTTTCTTGTTTACTAAATCCCATGTTAGTAAATTCTGAACCGTCATTTTTATTGAAATAAGACACACTATAACATTTTTCCTGTAATTTATCTATGGTCATTTTATTCTGAATAGTAAGATACATTGGTGAAATAGTTGTCCAATTACAATCAACAAATGCAGTCGAAACATGTAAACTTATCTTGTTATTCTTTACAAATTTATCCTTAAATGAATCAATAATATTTTGAGTCATAATTTCGATGTGTTGATTGATGCTGCCCTGCACTTTTGTTTTTTTGGTTAAATTTTTGAGCAATACGATTTCGTCATATGATCTAAACCATTCTGATAAAAATATAAATGCGTTTATTTTAAGGTTATATGGTTCAATCATTTCTAAAAGAGAATTCAAGTCATTAATTGACGAATTTATTATGTTTTTGTTCCAGTTACCTCCAACAGAAGAATTTACAATAAAAAAATCTTTTGATAATTCTTGATTGTATACTCTTTTGAAAAAAAAATTTTCAGTCCAACTATCCCCATTAAAATAGATTATGTTTTTCATTTAATTACTTCTGGCAAAAATCAACACAAACCTTGTGTTTGTCGTTTTCTAAATTAGAATAAAAATTCGAAAGAGTTTGTAATACAGTAGATAGACTAGTGTTACTTATTTTGTACGAATCTTTATTTTTATAAAACTGACTGGCATAATAGTAATTATGTTCGGAAATAAAACAACATGGCGAATAATATCCATCAGCAGAGATGTAATGTTCTTTATTGCTTTTTTTACACAATGGTGATATTTCTTTATTTTTACTTTCGTACCAATTTACTTTACTGGTAAATTTTTCACTAACATATTCATCAGCAGGTTTTAGATGATTAGTTTCAGCATCCCAACGATGAGATAATTCAACTTGAAATACGTCCACACCTAATGAATAGGCAAATTTTTCTACTTCTATAATTTCTTTTTGATTGTAATCAAAGGGAATAAATTTCCAAATTAATTTTGCTTGAGATTTGGCCGTTGTTTCTAATCCTATTTGTATTGTTTTCCAATCGGCATTTATTCGATAAGTGCTAAAAGTATCCGGAGAACCATCGATTGCAAATATGATTTGATCGTCGGGCGTGAGTTTGTCGCACAAGTTAGTCCACCATTGTTTAGTTTTATAACTGCCGTTAGTTCCAATTATTACTATTCCGTTATTTTGTTTTATCCAATCCACCAATTCAAATAATTGATCGTAGTAGATAGGATCGCCATACACTCCACACAAATTGAAAATTTTATCTTTGATATCAATATCAATAAAATTAATTAAGTGTTCTAAATTTAATTGCTTGTTGGTCCATTTTTTAGGAAATTTTTTAATAAATTGGGTTCTTGAACATCCAGGACATTTCAAAGTACAAATATTAGTCAGTTCAATATGAAAACCTTCTAAGTTATCAAGCATACAATTTCTTCTTTTTTAATTCAATTCGAAGTCTGCTTGTTTCTCTAGCCTCTAGGATAGCCTTGATAACAAATAATTTGCCGTACTTGATGACAGCCTCATTAATATCTTTGCAAGTTTCCTGCCATACAGGAAAACTCACAGTCCAGCCGGCTTCAATGGCACGATCAATGAGTTTGCGACCTGCACGATCTGCGTCGGCAACTACAACAACTTCGCGCTGTAATCTGTCTATTTGTTCAATCTGTGTATCTGATATTTCAGACCCACTGAGTGCAACACCATCTATGCTCATGGCATCAAACGGGCCTTCGCATACTATTACAAACCGCCAGTCTGGCTGTTGTGTATCCAAATTAAACACAAAGTCTGCGGGATGACTTGACCAATATTTAGGTTTAATGCCATCTACAATAGCTCTACTGGTATAACCTACTATTTGTTTTTTATAGTAATATGGTATTATAATTCTACGATGTAAGTTGTAAGCTTCTTCTGGTGTCCAATAAAAACTGTATTTTTCTAAGCTGATCGATCTACGATGCACATATTCTATACTGGCCAATAGCTCAGCAGGAACATTGTTATAATCGCCGATGCTGTAAAAGTTGGCTAATTCGACTACATTTCGTGCCTGTTCAGGTAATGTTCTAGCTTCATACGCAATTTCTTGTTCAGGTTCCGGTTCGAGTTGTTCGGGTGCAACTAGTTCTCGTAATCTAACTGCATCAATAACCAGTCGGCGCACAGTTAAATCATCTGCGCCCAACCATGCAAGCAATTTACGAAACTTGAAAGTTAAATGTCGGCCGGGAACAAAACTGGCTTTGAAACCACAATTGAAACAATGATAACTTACAGCACCTGCATTGGTTTTGATACCACCTCGACCTCTAGTGTCAGCAGTTTCTCCATTGTGTACGCAGCAAGGTGCATTAAAACTGGTCCAGCCATTCTGACCCGTTTTTCTGCGGGCAGGCAACAATTGCAATACACTTTGCTGGATAGAGTCTAACATCCTGTTATTATATACTAAACTTTTAGTTTAGCCAAACGCAGTGAAGTCAAAATTTGAATATACAACCAACCAATATCAAACTCAAACCAGCGACGACTTAATCTTGCGCTGGCTGGATCTAAATGATGATTGTTGTGCAGTTCTTCGCCGCCAATAATGATACCCCAGGGGGCAATGTTGGTACTGGTATCTCGAGTTGTACCATTACGATAGCCCCACCAGTGTGCCAGTCCGTTGATTACACCTGCTGCCCAAAACGGTATCCATAACATTTGTACCAGCCATACTATGGCGCCCATCCAACCAAAGATGGCAAGGTTGAGCACAAGGAGAATACCAATGCCAAGTCGGCTGTGAGGCGTGTATATGCGACGCTCGATCCAATCATCAGGAGTGCCACGACCATAAGTGTTGACCATTTCAGTATCTTTGCTTGCCGCATGATATAGTAGTGCTCCTCCAAATAACACACGCCACAGACCCACCTGTCTTGGACTGTGTGGATCATCGGGCTGTTCACAGAATCTATGGTGTTTGCGATGTACAGCCACCCATTGTCGGGTAACCATGCCGGTAGTTAACCAAAGCCAAAAACGCATGAAGTGTGAGATCGCAGGGTGGAATTCTACCGCACGATGTGCCTGACTACGATGTAGATACAAAGTAACACAGGCAATAGTGATGTGTGTGAGTATTAAAATGTACAGTATGATCATACTATACTTATTAGTTTAAACTGAACTCACAAATACAATCAATCCCAAGTGCCGCTGCTGGCAACCCAAGCACCTTGAATGTACATGAGAGTCACCAGGGTCGAGCCGGCACCTCCGGCGCCTTCGAATGGGTACCAATCTATATTGTCGTGTTCTGACACACTTTGACCGCCCCAGGTCCTGGCTCGTGCAATTCTAACCGAGCAATGCTGTGGATCCCAAGCTGTGCTAGCTGACTGTTCTCTAGGAGTAAAGTACATGATCTGACCTTCGTGGCCATGATCCAGACTGTAGTAGCCAGCGTCCAATTTTTGTACCTGATACAGCAAGTCAAGATTGACTCGACTGATATTAAGACTGTCCACTTCGATCACAATATTGTTGCCTGGCGTGCCGCCAAAGTTTGCAGCACCAAGTGTGACAGTATCGCCTGTCTTGTAGAATTGCCCTCGAACATTTGTAACTACACTCACACTCTCGCCATCGTTGCTGATTGTGACATTGAATGTGGCGCCAAAGCCGCGAGCACTGGTTGTGCTGAGTGGGCCTATGTTGGTATATGAACCATCTGTCAAGCCTAGGCCTTGTCCTGACACAAGACTTATATTTGCTATACCACCGGCACCGTTGGTGTCAGGGCTGGTGGTTGCAATGCCACCAATGTTTCGGCCAAGTTTACCATCGCGTTCATATGATCGCAGTTGACGACCGTTGTAGTCACCGTCGTGGCGTAGCAAGATGGTGCCGTAGTCGTGACCAAGGTTGTTATCGGGCTCGGTTTGTATTTGTGTTTCGCTGGTGTTTATTTTGTGTGTCATTTCAGTTGCCTTTGTTTAATTGTCTAACCAATTGATTGTTTCTGCACCATAGAACACCTTGGCTGTCCATTGAACAATCACTCGTTCACTGTTGTAGGGTCTGCCGCGATAGTACAGTCTGCGTTCCTGATCGTCACCAACATACGGTCTTTCCCAGAAACTTTCTTCTTGATGGTCGTAGCCGCTTTGAGTTTCCGAGTGTGTGACTCTGGTGTCGTCGTCATCCTTGGCAATCATGATCTGCCCAATAAAGTTGCCGGCTTGGCTGCTGGCAAATGCATGGTAGTCAATTATGGCACCGCGGAAATTGTATTTGCCATTTGGTAATTCATCTGCGTCCCACCATTCAACAGGTGCGGCAGGCACTTGAATGGTCATGGTGATTGCACCCACATTGCCTGTGGGGCGGAATGGCGTGTTGTCACTGCCAAAATTTATGGTTCCTACATTGGCATTCGTGGAATAACTGCTGATGTGATACACAGTTTCTGTGGTGCTGAATTTCAAGGATGGCGGACTGTTAACCAAACTATCGTTGTTGTACCATTCTGTCAATATCGTACCGAGCTCAGAGTAGGTGTCCGTATCGATGGTGACCGAACTGCCGCCGGCTATGTTGGCCCTTATAGCCACATTATAAAATTCATCGCCACCTGGCCATTCAATCACTTTCATGCCTGATGCCTGTTCGCAACGCCATTCGTTGGCAGGGATAATACCACGGCCCGGGCTGGTGTGCCGTGCCAGCACAGGTGTGTAGGCTGTGATTTGTGTGGTGCCATCCGCAAAGCGAATGCCTGGCTGATAGTCAGGGTTGATTTCTCTGCGTGTGTACTGTAGATATGGCTCGTCACCGTTGTTATAGCCTGTGAACTTGATGGCAAAATAACGATCTGTGGCAATGTCTTTCATGACCATGGGTGTGCCAACAATGTTTCGTTGAAAGCTACTGGATTCGTCAGATTCCAGAGCACGACGAAGATTGGTGTATGATCTGTGTTTGACATTGCTGAAATCATTCCAGCCATCTGTGTTCCACACTGTGCCCCGCGGGGACACTCTGTTTTCATCATAATCAGAGTCACCAGGTGACTCCTGTTCGAGGTTGTACACAGCGGTATCTGCATCACGAGTCAAGATCACATTGGCTGTGATTTCATCGTATACTTCGTCACCTGCGTTCACAATAGTGAATGTGACAGGATCGCCAATGTACCAGTCAGCAGCACCGGTCAGCTGAATGTTGCCAGTTGCAGGCATGCTGCCTGTGACAGAACTGCCAACATAGGCCACATCCACAAAGCCTCCCATGATGATGTCGTCGTTGTCAATCA